GGCATTGCTCTTCGCCCCTGACGAGCCGCTGCGGGCGCGGCCGCGCTTCGGGGCCGATCAGCATCAGGTGGATGTCACGCATCGAATAACGATCCGCCATCGCGACGGCATTCAGCGGCGCATGCGGTTTCGGAACCGGGATCGCATTTTTGAGATCAGATCGCTTGTCGATCCCGACGAGACCGGGCGTTATTTGGTTTTCGAAACGCGCGAGGTGGGGTGATGAAGACCGCGATCCATATCACCATGTACGACCTGATCCGCAGCCTGCGTTCCACCCTTCACGGGATGGCGGACGACGTTGCGACGGGCTACCGTCGCGGCGGGTACCGACGCGAGCGCGACCGGGAGGAGGCAGACGATGACCGCCGCCGCACTTGAACTGCAAAAGGCGATTTTCACGAAGCTGGTCGAAAATGTGGAACTTGCAACCCTCATGGGCGAGGTGCGCTTGTATGATCAGGCACCGGCCAATGCGCCCTTTCCTTACCTGACCTTCGGACGGACGAGCGTCTACGATTGGTCGACCGATACGGAAAGCGGCGGCGAGCATCTCGTCACCATCCATGCGTGGTCGAAAGAACGCGGCAAGTCCGAGTGCCATGCGCTTCTGGATGCCGTGCGCATCGCGCTGGACGATGCGGCACTGGCGATCGACGGGCATGTCCTTGTTCGGCTCGGCGCCGAATATGGCGAGGTTCGCTATGAGGACGATCACGACGTCAATCACGGCCTCGCACGCTTTCGCGCGCTGATCGACACCGCCTGATCTTCAATCACATCTTAAAATTCAAGACCTGGAGACCTTCATGGTTGCTCAAAAGGGCAAGGACCTTTTGCTGAAGCTCGACCCGAATGGGGAGGGCGTGTTCGTCACGATTGCGGGTTTACGTACCAAGCGGCTGGCGTTCAATTCCGAAACGGTCGACGTAACCAATGCCGATTCAGCCGGGCGCTGGCGCGAGCTTCTTGCCGGCGCGGGCGTGCAGCGGGCTTCGGTCAGCGGCTCGGGGATATTCAAGGACCAGGCGTCCGACACGCTCTTGCGCGAGCGCTTCTTCAACGGTGCGATCTCGGTCTGGCAACTCGCCATTCCAAGCTTCGGCGTAATCGAAGGATCGTTCCAGATCACCTCGCTCGAATATGCGGGTAACCACGACGGTGAAGTGACCTTCGAGGCGGCGCTGGAATCGGCCGGCATGCTTGCCTTTACGGAGGCGGCATGAGCGCGAACCATCGACGGGGCGAGATCGTCGCGACGTTCGACGGCCGGGAGTGGCGGCTTTGCCTGACGCTGGGCGCGCTGGCCGAACTGGAAACGTGCTTCGAGGCGTGTGATCTGGGCATGCTCGTGGAGCGCTTCACCACCGGCCGGCTGTCTGCGACCGATATGGCGAAGATCATCGGCGCGGGGTTGCGTGGAGCGGGGAACGCGGTCGCGGACGACGAGGTGTTCGCCATGCAGCATGAAGATGGCGTGACGGGTTTCGCCACGGTCGTCACAGATCTCCTGACAGCCACATTCGGCGGGGAGCAGACTGCCGCAAACCCTTGATCGCCGCAGCAGCGCCGACGAGCTGGTTTCCGTGGGACGATGTTCTGGAAACCGGCCTCGGCCTGCTGCGGCTGAGCCCGGCGGTCTTCTGGGCGATGACGCCGCGTGAATTCGCCTTCAGCGCCGGGCTGGTCCGCAAGCGGACGCCGGCACCGGAACGCGATGATTTGCAGGCGCTCATGGCCCGCTTTCCCGACATTTGAGGAGTGCTTCACCGATGGACGACAAGTTCACCGTGTCGATCAACGCCGATACCGCGCCGTTTGCCGCGGCCCTTTCCAATCTCGAAAAACTGTCGTCGCGTTTCGGCGATCAACTGAGCGGCGCGCTGCGGTCGGCGACCGTCAGCGGGCGTTCGCTCGACGACATCCTTCGTCGGATCGGCCTCAACCTTGCCGGAATGGCGCTTAGTCAGGGTCTGAAGCCGCTGGGTGGCGTGGCTTCGAGCGCACTGTCCGGTATTTTCGGCGGGTTGCGCGGCATCGTGCCGTTCGCCAGAGGTGGCGTGCCGGGCTCGATCACCCCTTTCGCACAGGGCGGGGTGGTTTCGAGCCCGACGCTGTTCCCGATGGGACGGCAGACCGGGCTGATGGGCGAGGCGGGCGCGGAAGCGATCCTGCCCTTGCAGCGATCCGCCGACGGACGGCTGGGCATTGCCGCAAGCGGTGGCGGCGGCGTGAACGTCGTCTTCAACGTGACCGCAAACGATGCGGCGTCCTTCCGCAAGTCGGAAGCGCAGATCACCGGCATGCTCGCTCGCGCCGTTTCGCGCGGCGCGCGGAGCATGTGAGGCGGCGATGGAAAGTTTTCACCACGTGCAGTTTCCGACTGCGATTTCATTCGGTGCAACGGGCGGCCCCGAGCGCCGCGTCGAAATCGTGACCATGACATCGGGACGAGAGCAACGCAATTTGCGGCAAAGCCGGTCACGCCGCAGATTCGACGCCGGAACGGGCGTGCGTGCGCTCGACGATCTGTCCGAGATCGTCGCCTTCTTCGAAGCAAGGCGCGGCGCCTTTCACGCCTTCAGGTTTCGCGATCCGTTCGACCACCGCTCTTGCGGGCCGGGCGTGGAGCCTTTGGCAACGGATCAGGTGATCGGGCTCGGCGACGGGGAGCGGACGCAGTTTCGGCTGACCAAAGCCTATGGGCGAGATGCGGATGCCTATCTGCGCGATATCACGCTTCCGGTGGTCGGATCAGTGAGCGTGGCAGTCGACGGGTTCGCGCTCGATCCCATAGGATTCAGTGTGGATGAATTATCGGGCACGGTCACGCTGGCGCAGCCGCCTGCCGCGAATGCCGTCGTTTCGGCCGGGTTCCTGTTCGACCTTGCCGCGCGTTTCGATGCCGACCGGCTTGAGGTCAGCCTGTCGACGTTCAAGGCCGGGCAGATTCCGACGATCCCGATCGTGGAGGTGTTCGCATGAGCGATATGATCACAACCTTCTGCTTCTGCTGGCGCGTGACGAAGACCGACGGGCAGGTCCTGGGCTTCACCGATCACGATCGGCGGCTCGATTTTCAGGACACGCCATTCGAGCCGCAATCGGGTTTTTCGCAAAGCGAGGCACAGTCATCGCTCGGGCTGGCGGTCGATACCGCCGAGATTGAGGGTGCGCTTTCCTCTGACCGGCTTTCGGAACAGGATATCGATGCCGGGCTGTTCGACGGGGCGAAGGTGGAAACCTTCAAAGTGGACTGGCGCGATCCCGATGCGGCGAAGCTGATCCGCGTTTCGGCGATCGGTAAAATCATACGCCGCGACGGAACGCTGGTTGCCGAACTCGAAAGCCTGACCCGCAATCTCGACCGGCCCGCGGGGCGATATTTGCGACGCAGTTGCGATGCCGAACTCGGCGACGTGCGTTGCGGCGTACAAATGTCCGGAGCCTCGATGATGGCGCAAGGGACCGTCATCGCGCGGCAGGGTGATGCAACCTATGAAGTAGCCGGGCTGGACGGCTTTGCCGATGGCTGGTTCACGGCAGGTCATCTGAAGGCCGGCAGCATGTCAGTGCGCGTCACCAATCACCGCCGCGCGACGGCGGGGGTCTTGGTGAGCCTCGCGAAGGGCCGCGAACTTGAAGCGGGCGCGGTATTTTCCATTCGGGTCGGATGCGACAAGAGCTTCGCGACCTGCCGGGACAAGTTTTCCAACACGGCGAATTTTCGCGGATTTCCGCATCTGCCGGGCAACGACGCGGCCTATGGCTATGTAAACGAAGACGGCGTGTTCGATGGCGGAGCATTCGTGCCATGAGGCGTGACGACGCGCTTGCCGAGGCGATGCGCTGGATCGGCACACCCTATCGACATCAAGGCTCGCGTCTTGGCGTTGGGTGCGATTGTCTCGGCCTCGTCAGGGGTATCTGGCGCGCGCTTTACGGGAGCGAGCCGGAGGCGCTGCCCGTTTATTCGCCCGATTGGGCTGAAGCGAGCGCCGACGATCCGCTGATCGAGGCGGCGCGGCGTCACATGGCGGAGATCGATCCGTGCGCGGCGCAGCCCGGCGATCTGCTCGTCTTTCGATGGCGCCGTCACCTGCCGGCGAAGCATCTGGGCATCGCGGCCGAAAACGATGCGCTGATCCATGCCTATGAGGGACATTCGGTGGCGGTTTCGCCGCTGGTGCCAAGCTGGCGGTCGCGGATCGCCGCAGCTTTCATCTTTCCATCCTGATCGAGGATTTCGATGGCGAC